TTTTCAGTCGTTAGCGGACAAACTTTACTCAACGGCTACCAATACATACAACCAAAAGCGCAACGAATACGCAGGGTTGGCAGAGGCTTATGGGTTAGACATCAATCGTGCTGTTGGCGCACCGGCAATACTGCCAGAGAGAACAGAACGCGCACAGCCACAAGCAGCACCGTCAAGAAAAATTCCTACGGTGGAAGAAATGATGCAAAGCGGCGTTACTAGCGGTATAAAAATTCGTCGCATAGGGGACTAATAAATGCCTACCTACGAAGTTGAGATTCCAAACCTTGGGAAGTTTGAGGTTAAGTCCGACAGAGAGTTATCAGAACAGGAAATAATTAGCCAAGTTCAACAAAGGGCTGGCGGTGAAAAAGCTGGTGGAGAACTTGGTCGTCAACTAGGACTTACTGCACGCGCCGGTGTTACTGGAGTTGCAGGGCTTCCGCTTATGGTTGGCGAGGGGTTAAACACACTATTAAACTTGATTGCGGGGAAAGAGGTATTTCCTTCCCCAACAAGAGCCGCACAGCAGTTAATGACACAAGCAGGGTTGCCAGAGGCGCAGACCGCTAGAGAACGTGTTGTGCAAGACATTGCCTCTGGCATGGCTGGTGTTGGTGGTACTGCAGCTATGCTTCGTCCAATAGGACAAGCCGTTGCGCCGCTTACAGAACGCCTTGGTATGCAGACAGCAGGCGCAATTGGCGCGGCTGGTGCAGCAGGTATGGGTAGAGAAGAAGGTGCTGGCCCGTTAGGACAACTTGGGTTAGCTGCTCTAGGTGGGACAATAGCACCAGGGACAATGGCTACCGCCGCAAGCCGTGGTGGTCGCGGGGCAGTAGAAACTGTCCGTCCGTTTACAGAAGCCGGTAGGGAAGTAATTGCCGGTAATGTACTGCGACAACTATCTGCCCAACCAGAAGCCGCTATTGCCCGCGCCGCGCAATACGAACCAACAATTACTGGTTACCGCCCGACAACCGCACAGGCCACACGCGATGTTGGCTTGGTAGCCGCAGAGACCCCCATCCGCGCATTAGACGTTACGGGTAAGTTTGCGGCACAAGCGAGCCAAGCCAACCAAGCCCGTATAAATATCCTTGACCGCATGGCTAAAGACAAGGAAGCACTAACAGGCGCAATAGCAAAACGTGACGAGGTTGCAGACCCACTACGGGAAGCAGCCTTTGCTAAGTCAACAATAACGCCGGAAGAATTACAGTCTCAAGTAGGAGACACAGTCGGCAATACAATTAAAGGCATTTTGGCATCTGGGCCTGGGGCAAGAAAGCCGGTTAAAGACGCAATGGCATTTGCCAGCGAAAGATTAAAAGACGGGACAGACCCACAGCGTTTGTACGAGGTTCGCAAAGATTTACGTGATGCGGCACAAGGCTTACTGAACAAAGAGGGCTCTGCTTACAACCTAGCCAAGAAAGAACTAGAGACGGTTATTCGGTCAATAGACAATGTTTTAGAAAGCTCTGCTCCTGGTTACAAAGAGTACCTAAGCAAGTACGCAGCTTCGAGCCGTGGCATTGAACGCCTAGAGGCTGTTCAAGACTTCCGCAAGAGAGTTTTATCTACCACCCCAGACATCGGGCGTGTCGGCGACTTTCTGATTTCGCAGCCAGCATTTACTCGCGCCATTCGTTCTTTAGAAGACGACCCCAAGTTGGGTGGATTATCTAGGACTCAGTTCTCGGTGTTGCAGAGGGTTGGAAAGGACTTGGATGATGGGGTTCTCGCCCGCGCCGCAAAGTCGCCTGGTTCGGACACCTTTAAGAATATGTCCACCGCCAACGTAATTGGTGGAATTGTTGGTAAACAGATATTTGGCGAGACTAGCCCATTCTTAAACAAGGTAGCTGCACCGCTAAACTGGCTTTACAATGGCACAGACGATGCCATTCGTGAGGTGTTAGTAGATGCAATGCTTGACCCAAAGTTGGCGGCAAGGCTTATGCAAAAAGCAACAACGGCAACTATGGAACCAATTTCGCAAGAACTGCAACGCCGAGCAGTAAACCTCGGATATGGCTCAATTTTCGGACTGGAGTAAGAAATGCCAAAGACCAAAATATCAGAATACTCAACGACCAACTCGTCAAATACCGACATAGAAGGTATTAACATTGACGAGGGGTGTCCCCCAAGTAGCATCAACAACGCAATCCGTGAGCTCATGGTTCACCTAAAGGAGTTCCAGACAGGGGCTTCTGGGGACGCGTTTACCTTTGCTGGTGGAACCCTGATGAGTGGGACTAACACCATCTCTGGGGCGGCTGTTATCTCGGGCAACATCAACTCCTCTGGCACTACTAACACGTTCTCTGGTGGAAATATCTTCTCTGGGACAAACACGTTCTCAGGCACAAACGTATTTAGTTCTGACGTAACCCTAAACGCGCAGAAGGACTTGCGGTTTGCGGACTCTGATTCGTCTAACTGGGTAGCCTTCCAAGCACCTGCCACCGTTGCGTCTAACGTAACGTGGACACTACCTGCCGCTGATGGAACCGCTAACCAAGCATTAGTTACAAACGGCTCTGGCACGTTGTCTTTTGCAACATCGTCTTCGTTAACAGGTGTAACCGACTCAGCCTCGCCATTTGAGACTGCTCTTGGTACTGGGGCAGGTGGTAGCAATACAGGCGTAAACAATACTTTTGTTGGCTATAACGCCGGAAACGCTTTTACTACTGGCACTAATAGTGTGGCAGTAGGTTATAACTGCTTAGACGCAAATACAACCGGAATTATCAATACTGCGGTTGGCGCTCTTGCTTTAACAGCCAACACAACAGGTTCGTATAACACGGCAATGGGTTTTGCCGCACTAGAAGCCAACACCACCGCCTCTAATAATACTGGTATTGGCTATGCAGCACTTGGAGCCAATACCACCGGCGCAAACAACACCGCAGTTGGTTATGGTGCATTGGATGCAAACCAAACAGGCGTAGATAACACAGCAGTAGGCTATAACGCATTAGGTGCTAACACCACAAACTATAACAACGCCTTTGGTTACGAGGCGATGTTTAGCACCACCACAGGCACTAGAAACAACGCTATGGGTCGTCAGGCGTTATACACAAACACAACTGGTAACGACAATGTGGCATTAGGTCATGCCGCAATGAGGCAGAACACAACGGGTTCAAGTAATACAGCAGTTGGATACGAAGCCCTCTACGCCAACACCACCGGCGTAAACAACACCGCAATAGGTTTACGCGCCCTTGAAGCAAACACTACTGGTGAAAACAATACGGTGCTGGGTTACGCTGCTGGCGTAGCGATAACTACTGGAAGCAAAAACATTTGCATTGGGCGAGTCGCTGGAGACGGTAATGTTAGTTTAACCACGGGTTCAAGTAACATTTGTATTGGTGACCGAGTAACACCAAATTCTTCTAGTGGCACACACCAAATTGTAATTAGCGGGGTGGAGTTTGCCGCTGGAAAAGGAAACGATACTGCATTTATAAATGCAAATGGCGGCGCATCATATAACGGTGGGAATACAACTACTTGGACAACAACTTCTGACCGGCGTATCAAGAAAAACATTGTTGATAACAACGAAGGTCTTGAAAAAATTAACGGTATTAGAGTGCGTAACTTTGAATACCGTTTACCAGAAGAAGTTGATGCCGAACTTAGCCCTACTGATGCGGTTATAAAGTCAGGTGTTCAACTTGGCGTTATTGCCCAAGAACTTCAAGAAGTCTGCCCTGATTGTGTAGAGCAACAATCAACTGGGGTTTTGTCGGTGCAAACTGATGAAATCTTCTGGCACATGGTCAACGCAATCAAAGAACTCAAAGCAATTAACGATGCACAGGCAGTCCGCATCGAAACCCTAGAAACCAAAGTAACAGCATTGGAAGCGCAGTTGGCAACTCCACCGGCAACTCCATCGGCAGAGCCTAATGCTTAAAGTCTTAATCGCCACCCCAGCCTACGATGGCAGACTCGATGTCTGGTACACCACCAGCCTAGTCAACTCTGTCCGTATCGCACAGGAAAACGGCATCTTCTTGCACCCCGTATTTATGTCTTACGATGCGCTGGTGCAGAGGGCTAGGAATGACCTGTTCAGGCTGGCGTTGGACTACGATGCGGTGATTTGGATTGACTCAGACCTTGAGTGGAACCCCATGTGGATTATGGAACTGCTCGGGTCTGACAAGGATGTAATCGGTGGAACCTACCGCAAAAAGACCGATGATGCAGAACTCTATACAGTTATGACAAAAGACCTGACCGCCATCGACGGGCTAATCAAGGTTGACGGGTTGGGCATGGGCTTTTTGAAGATGTCTAAGAAAGCGGTGCAAGCCCTGTGGGATGCAAGCCAGCCCTACCAAAACGAAGGCAGAGAGTGCCGCATGGTCTGCGATATACAAATCGTAGACGGGCAGTTGGTCTCTGAGGATAATGTTGTAATGCGTAAACTTGCAGACTTAGGTTTTGACATTTGGCTAGACCCACGCATGACCTGTTGCCATATCGGCACAAAGAAGTTTTACGGTAACTTTGAGGGCTTTGCCCAAATGCTTAGAAAGGAAGCTGCGTAATGGCAACAATTGGCGAAGTTCAGGGTCAACTAGACACCCACGAAGCTGTCTGTGCTGAACGCTATCTTGGGATAAACGCACGACTAAAGCGGCTAGAGCAAATCCTTCTTGGCTCTGCTGGTTGCATAATCCTTCTTCTACTAAGTCTAGTGACTAAATGACCACCATCGCGGCCAAAGCGTCTACGGGAGAGATTGCCGCAGACTCGATGGTCAGCGGTGATGACTCGTTCTACCTCGTAGAGAAACTCCGCAGGGGCGAGAACAGCATCTACGGGGGTTGCGGTGATTGGGATAAACTATTAAAGTTCTACAATTCGTTGGAGTCTGGGGCTGACCTAGACTCGGATACGGATGTGACCGTTCTTGAATTGCGTTTTGACGGCAAAGACAATGGCATTTGGATTTACGAAAGTACCATTATCCCTGCTCGCATCAAGAACGACTTTTGGGCAATTGGAACTGGGGCAAACTTTGCTATCGCTGCCATGCACTTAGGCTTATCTCCGGCAGAAGCAGTAAAGCTGGCGTGTCTGTACGATACATCCTCCCATGAGCCAATTGACGTAATGACTCTTAGCGGGAGGAAGCGTGGTAGCACTAAAAAAGGTGTCGGACGAGGAACTAATAGCGGCGTTTAAGACCTACGGCAGTCCACAGAAGGTCTCGCAGGTTCTAGGCATAGACGTTGGTACGGTTTACCGAAGGCGGGCGGCACTAAAGGACGTATCCCTACCCTCCTTTGCCGCAAGACAGCACAGCATCGCCAACACATACATCCCCGATAACCGCAGGGTTATCTCCCACACCGTAGACAACGGTCACGTCTTTATAGCCTCCGACTGCCACTACTGGCCTGGCGAGGAAACCGTAGCGCACAAGGCGTTTGTTTCCCTGCTGACCGAATTTAAGCCCAAGACCATCATCCTAAACGGGGATGTCTTTGACGGGGCTAGAATCAGCCGCCACGCCGCCCTGATGGGAACTAACCCACCTACCCCCAAGCAAGAGATAGAAGCCTGTCAAGACCGTCTAAACGAGATTGCAAACGCTTCTAAGAACGCTACTAAGCTGTGGACTTACGGGAACCACGATACTCGTTTGTTCTCGTATATCGCCACGCACGCAGACGCGCTGATGGAGTTCTCGGACTTGTTTTCGTACTTCCCAGGGTGGCACACGGGATGGCGGGTGGACATAAACAACTCGGTGATAATCAAGCATCGGTGGCACAACGGGCAACACGCGACTTATAACAACGCCTTGAAGTCTGGTAGAAGCATCGTCACGGGACACCTGCATAAACTGATGGTTACCCCTTGGGTGGATTACAACGGGCGTAGGTACGGAGTTGATTCAGGAACCCTTGCAGAACCTAGTGGCGACCAGTTTGTTTACACGGAAGAAAATCCTGTGAACTGGTGTTCTGGATTCGTTGTCCTGACGTTTAAGAATGGTATGTTATTACCTCCAGAACTATGCGAAGTAATAAATGGGGTGGCTTACTTTCGAGGAGAGAAAGTGGGATAAATGAGTGATTTAGTAGCCTCGGCAAAAAGTGCAGCGCAGGGCATAAAAAGCGCAATTGCGGCGGGTAAAGAGATTGAATCGGTAGTCCAAGACATACAGAAACTTGGGGTCGCAGAACTTCAAGCCAAGCAACAGTTCCAAAAAAAGCAACGGGTAATAAAGGGCGACACCACCATCCTTACGGCTTTCGCGGAGTGGAGGAGACTCAAGGAAGTGAAAGAAGCCGAGGACGACTTGTACCAGCAGCTTGTAGAACGCTACGGCAAGGAAAAAGCCGACTACGAGTGGAAGGACATCCAAGCCATAAAAGAGCGACAGATGAAGGAGGTCAAGGAGGGGCGCGACGAACTAGGGCGTGACCTAAAGAAACTCCGTGAACTCAAGGTTATGTGCTTCATAGCCTCGCTAATCATAGTCACCACTTACTACATCTTCAAAGGACACCTGTAATGCTATCCCTAATATCCTCCGCTATCGGATTCCTAGCCTCTGGTCTACCGCAAGTCCTAAACTTCTTCCAAGATAAGGCTGACAAGGCCCAAGAGTTGAAGTTAGCGCAGATGCAGACCGAGCGTGAGTTAGCCCTTGCAGAACGCGGTTTTATCGCCCAGCAGAAGGTCGAGGAGATTCGGACAGACCAGATAGCCCTCCAGACCGACGCAGACCGCCAGAGTGCCGCTTTAGACCACGACAAGGCTATCATGGCTCGCGCCTCTAGCTGGGTCGTGAACCTGAACGGCATAGTGCGTCCGGCAGTTACCTTTATATTCGTCTTAGAGTTAGTGATGATTAACATCGCGCTGACCTACTTCTTGCTTCGTGGCGGGTTAGGTAGCATGGACGTGGAGCAGTTTATTGCCGCGACCGACGTAATCTTCTCCGAAGACGAGATGGCTCTACTAAGCGGAATTATTGCTTTCTGGTTCGGAAGCCGCCAATGGGGTAAGAAGTGAATGTTGTAAAAACACCGCTTAATGACGCTTTTATTGTTGAACCAAAAGTCTTTGAGGACGACAGGGGTTTTTTCTTCGAGTCGTTTAACCAAAAAAACTTTGAAGAATACGCAAAGGTTAATTTTGTGCAAGACAACCACTCAGCGTCTAAAAGAGGCGTGTTAAGGGGTCTTCACTACCAAGTTAACCAAGCGCAAGGAAAACTCGTAAGGGTTGTTAGCGGATGCGTATTTGATGTTGCGGTAGACATAAGACAAAAATCATCAACATTTGGTCAATGGTTTGGTGTTGAGCTGTCCGACAAAAACAAAAAACAATTTTGGATTCCTGTTGGGTTTGCTCACGGATTTCTTGTTCTGTCTGAACACGCTGAGTTTGTTTACAAAACAACAGACTACTACGACTCAAAAAGCGAACAATGTATTTCTTGGGATGACAAAACATTAAAGATTGATTGGCCTTGTCTTGACGTAGATTTTTCTCTATCAGAAAAAGACAAACTTGGTAAAACTTGGCAAGAGGCGATTAAATTTTGAAAGTAAGCAAGGAAGCGATAGAGGGCATCAAGAAAGACGAGGGGGTAAGGACAAAACCTTACCGTTGCCCAGCCCTGCTCTGGACTGTTGGAGTTGGACACGTTATCGACCAGAACCACATAAGGGTAAAGTTTGATGACCGCAAAAATCTACCAATTCCCGACGGATGGGACAGAGTTCTTAGCATGGCAGAAGTTGATGCTATCTTGGCTCAGGACTTGGCTACATTCGAACGAGGTGTTCTGCGCCTCTGTCCAAGTGGACTTACTCAAGGCCGCTTTGACGCTTTGGTTTCCTTCTCCTTCAACGTCGGGCTTGGCAACCTCCAAAGGTCAACCATCCGCATGAAGCACAACCGTGGAGATTTTGAGGGCGCGGCAGAGTCCTTCATGGCGTGGACTAAAGCGGGTGGGAAAGAGCTGCCTGGCTTAGTTAAACGTCGGAAGCACGAACGCGCTCTCTATGAATCTGAGTAATCCTCTCCCGTAACTCATCTGCTACGGTCAAATTGTGCTTGGCCTCAAACTGGTCAAGCCACTTCCTCCTCGCCTCCCTTGTCGGGAGCGTCAAAACGTACCTCGCAAGCCCCTCTATCTTTGCCTCATGCTCGGATAACACTATCTGATAGAACTCCTCTGGGGTAGCGGTAAAGGTTCCTCTATTAACCAGCCCTAGCAAATGTTTTATGCAACGCTTTTCTGGCGGTGGTGACGGCTCTGGCTGCGTCAGATTTTCGAACAAATCTCCCAAGATAATACCTCTTATAGTTGGCCATTATGTGCGCCTCGTAAAACTTTTCCTTCCTCTTGTAGACACCCTTGATGTTGGACTTGGTTTTCTCTCTGCGCTTGGAGTTCCACCTGTTCTCCATCTGCGTGGCAACCCTGAGATTGCTTAGTCTATTGTCGGCAAACTTGCAGTTTATGTGGTCAACCTGTTCGGGCCAGTACCCGTGGTGGTACGCCCAGACAATCCTGTGGGCAAAGTAAGGCTTTCTGAATATAGCAATTTTGCGATAACCGCGAGGGGTTATGTGTCCTGCAACCCTGTTCGCGTACCTACGATTCCACATGACGTAAGCAGAATACTTGGCGAAAGCCTCAATGGGTCGAGGCTTCCACACAAGTCTTCCACGCCTGTAATCAAACAGGGCTTTCAGTTGTTGCTGGCTTAGAATGGAATGTCGTCCTCTAAGGCTTGTTGCTTCGGCTCTGCCTTGGGCTTGGGTAGTTCAACCTTGAGACTCATAAACTTCTGCCCAGACTTGCCTGTTTTAATCCATGCGGCTAGGTTGTACTCAGTCCCGTCTACGTTTAACTTGCCCTTGTAGGCAGGAGCCTTCTCGTTGTCCGACTCGTTCTTAAACAACACACCGCTATTGGTATTATCGTATTCCATAACTTCTCCTATTTGGCTGCTATATAAAGACCAACATTGCCAAGGCTGTAACCCAAGAAGGCTACGCCCAGACCCACCTTACCCTCTAGTAGCAACTGCACCGCTACCACAAGGTATACAACACCGATTCCGGCTATTAACCACGCCGCCACTCTGTCCACCCCGCTAGAACAATCACCCCTAGCAGAAACAACACAAACCACGCCACGTCCTGCGCGTAGAAGTGTGCAGATATAAGTCCGTCTTTCATTCTTCGTCCTCCGTGTTCATTAGTAATTGGTACTTAATCACCTCTAAAACCCCCACCACCGAGGCTAGAGGTAGTGCCTCGTCAAACTTCTCCACAGCCCCCACAATCTCTTGGTAGAGGGCTTCTATCATCACCTGCTGGCTCAACCCCGCATCTCCTGGGCTAGGGTCTTAAATCCCCAATCCTCTGCCATCCTCGCGCACCGCAACATCTCCTCCTCGCGCACGATTTCCGCAAACCTCTGCAACTGGGTTCTAGAGTCCTCGTGGAAGTTGAACAATATCTCCCCCTCCTTCAAGAACAATCCCGCTTCTACCGCTAGGTCATCAATCGTCACACTCAGCCTCCACTTCCTTTAGAAATAACTGTACCTTTTCCAACATCTCGTCCATGTCCTTTTGCTCTGGCTCGAACCTCACCATAAACAGCATCTTGCTAGTCGGAAGCCTGGAGTCGAAACTTACAAAGTCGCACCACTTCCTGCCCGTACAGGCTAGTTGGAGCATCATCTGGTTCTTATACTTTGCCGGAACCTTTCCAGCCTTCCTGTATTGCAGGTGCGTAGCCGAATTTGGATTTTTTATTTCCACAAGCCCTTCCTGCCCCACATAACCGTCAGGAGAGGCTCCTAGCCATTGTATTGTCGGGTGGGGTACGAAGCCTACTTGGTCTACGAAAACGCCTGTGTGAGCCTCGTATGCGGCTCTAGCGATGGGTTCCTGTTCCGTACCCCTAATCATAGCCGCGTTAGGCGCAAAACCAGCCTGTGGGGTCTTGGTAAGTCTTTCGGCTACGAGCTGCCAGAGATAGTTTTTGCGGGTCTCTGTGTCCTTGCCCGCTAAAGCGTCGCTAACCCTGCTGGCTGTTACAAACCCCAACCTCGCTAGTAGCCATTCTTCTGTACCCTGGACTATTTCTTTGTAATCGGTCATGCAGCCTCCTCTTGGCTATGTGTAGTTCTGCTTCTAACTTATCCGTACTCATCCGCAATCTCTGGGCTACATTGTGGCTCAGGTTGTACGGGTACTGGATATACCTTGCCTTTAAAACCCTGCGCGATATATCGGGCAAAACCCTTACTGCGTCCTCCACCATCTGCCCGTCTAGCATATCGGGCTCTATCCTTGGCTCCTCGCCTTCAAAGACATCCTCGGACTCGTAGTTACCTTCTGCGCTGGCGCATTGGGTACGGTGTTCAGGGCCAACATGACCCCATGCACAATAGAACGCCCAGTTCTTTAGTCTTTCTTCCGAAACCATAAGTCGTATAACTCCGGCCTATTTGCTTTAATCCAAGGTTGGGCAGATTGTATAAGTTCTTTGGCATTAAATCCACACGTTTGAGAACCGACGTGGTGGACGTAAGCCCTGCTGATGGCGTGCTGGAAACCCTTCTTCTGGATGTCCAAGCATTGCACGTCGTCCGAGTACCAATTGATAGGCGGGAAGTCCACCCAGGCAGATTTGTGTATATACGCAAATATGGGGGCCACTACATCGACCTCTATGATCTGATCCTCCGAAGCGTGGCGAATTGTGTTCCTGTCGCCTTCGTGCTTATAACGAATGTTCTGGTAGCCACGAGCGTAGTCTGATCTGGCTGTGACCCAACCCCGCTTCTCCTCTGGAATGACTCTTAAATCGTCCATGAGCGTCTTCCATGTGTACGGTGTCAGGACAACATCATCGTTGCAGACAATCACATCATCGTGTGATATGAAGGCTTCTTTGATGGCAGCGTTGTAAGCATCTCCGAAGTTCGTTGCATTGTTAAGGAGGTTAATAGTCCTGTGTTTGGGCAGGAGAATATCCGACCCAGATAGATAGACAGTAAAGAACTTCGGTAGGTAAAAGGTAATGCTCGACGCAAGAACACCTAGACACTTAGCGTTCTTGGTGCAGATAACTATTGCTGACATTTTTTATACTCCTCGGCCCGATGGTTTGCATGAATCTCAAAGTACCCGTTACCAAACAACGGGATATCACAAAGATATACAGTCTGTTTTTGCTTCCAGAGCACATATGGAAGCGATACCTGATCCTTTAT